GCACTGAAAGCCACGTCTAACGGGGTCGGCACCGAGGTCGATGTGGCTATCACAACGTCCTAATGGCTGGATCTTATACCGTCCTCGTCGATTGGAACAACGACGGGGACTTCGCCGATGCCAACGACGACATCACGTCCGATGTTCTCGACCTGTCGTGGGAGCGGGGCCGGGATTATGCCTCGCAGTTACAAGGCCATTCGGTCGCCGGTATGCTGACCGCGACGCTGATAAACACCGGCGGCAAGTACTCCCCGTCTAATACATCCTCAGCCCTGACAGGCGACATCCTCCCCGGTCGGACGTTACAGGTGCAGGCCGGGTCGGGGTCGTTCCCCTACACGTTCCCGATTGCATTCAATGACGGCGTTCGGTGGCAGGGTAAGCTCGACCGGATACTCCCTGCACCGGCAGCGGAGGGCGTGAAGACCGCGACCCTGACCGCCTTCGGCACGCTGGGATTCTTGAACCAGTTCGAGACCCAGTTAGCCTCCCAGACCAACCGGCGCACCGATCAAGCGATAGGGGATATCCTCGACGACGTGGGCTGGGATTCCGCCGATGATCGCGACCTCGATACCGGCAAGACAACGATCTCCCGGTTCTGGATATCCGGCAAGAAAACAATTGACGCCCTCCGGCTCGTCGAGGAGGCCGAGGCTGGATTCCTGAAGGAAAGCAAAACGGGGCAGATTGCATTCGAGAACCGGCATCACCGGATCACGCAGACGGCATCCACGACCTCGCAGGCTACGTTCAGCGATGCCGACGGGGCGACTCACACGTATGTCGAGGTCGGCCAGGACGACCCGCTCGGCACGATTATAAATCACGTCGAGGCGACGGCCCGAACTTTTGATACGGCCTCGGTCGCTGTACTCTGGACGCATCCAGAGACCGGCTCGGCATCGCCGACCCTGGCACCGGGCGAATCGAAGACATTTGAGGCCGAGTACCCAAATCCTGACGCCGGGAATAGTGCGATGGAAGTCGACGCCTGGACGACTCCGGCGGCAACGACCGACTTCTTGCTCAATGCGGCCTCCGACGGCACCGGGACGAACCTGACCGGTGACATCACCGTGACCCAGAGCAAGACGGCGGAGCGGATGGCGATCACGCTAACCAACTCAGTGACCGGGTCGGATGGGTATCTGACAAAGCTCCAGGCGCGAGGGACGGCGGTCTCGACAAAGAATCCTTGCATCGTCCGGGCCATTGACACGACCTCGCAGGGCATCTACGGGGAACGGAAGCACGTCGCGAAGACCAAGTTCATCCCGACGACGAGCGAGGCCCAGGACTGGTGCAATTACCAGGTCTCGCTTTTCGGGTCGCCGACGAATATCCTGACGATGGTGATCCCGGCCTCGACTGCCGGCAATATCGGCCAGGCTCTATCCCGCGACCTGTCCGACCGGATCACGGTCACGGCTACCAACGATGCGAAGCTGGGAATCAGCGAGGACTTCTTCGTCGAGTCCGAGCAGCATCAGGTGTCGGCGGGAGGCCAGGAGCATACGACCATCTGGCAACTATCGCCCGCCTCCGGCGGCTATAGCCAGTTCTGGGTTCTGGGCGTCGGCGTCCTCGGCACCTCGACGGTTCCGGCGTTCTAAGGAGTTTCGGGGGGAGTTTCGGAGACGGTCAGGGGAGTTTCGGGGGATATTCGGAGACGGCAGGAGCCAAATGGCCTGGACAACGCCGAAAAGCTGGACGAGTAGCATGGTGACTGCCGCGATCCTCAACGCCCAGATCAAGGCGAACAGCGACAGCCTTTCGGCCCATGCCCATAGTGGGGCGGCGGGCAACGGTTCCGCGACGCTCTCCGGCGTGTCTCTGGCGGCCCTAGCGGTGCCGGTGCTAGCCGACCAGTCGGGCAACCCATCGACGGCTGGGAGGATTCAGCGCAACGGTAACAATCTTGTATACTATGGGGCCGCGCTCATCGGCCTCTACGCTGACGCGGTAGCGGGGACGGCCTCCCTGCGGACGCTGGGCACCGGGTCGACGCAGGCGGCAGCGGGGAATCATACGCACTAATGGGCATGACGACGGTAACAGCAAGGCCGATGATCCAGCAGGCGAGGCGACAGCCACCGCCCCGGCTGCTATGGCTGTCTAGGATCGTGAGCAAGGGATTCCCCTACGAGTTCCCATTCAGGTTCGCGGCTCAGTAGGAGGGGTACATGGCGTGGACGACTCCGAGGGATTGGACAGGTATTAGCAACGATATCGTGACGGCGGCGATGTTGAATGTCGATGTGAGGGACAACCTCAACGTCCTTTCAACTCATACCCACACCGGAGCCGCAGGGCAGGGTGGCGCGTCTATGTCTGGCCTGACCCTCACGGCCCTGGCGACTCTGACGTTCGCGGATCAAAGCGCGAATCCCGACGCTGCCGGGGAGCTTCAGCGAAACGGCAACGATCTCCTCTGGTACGGGTCGTCTGTGGTGAACCTGACGGCGGCGGACGCCTCCGCCGGAACTGCTAGCCTCCGATCACTCGGCACTACCTCCGTGAAGGCGGCGGCGGGAAACCACACACATACCCCAGCCAGTGAGGCGGCCAGCGAGGCTTATGGCAGGGTTACTGCGCCCGACTCCGAGACGACAATCGCGACCCTAACCGCAACCCCTGGATCGGCCACGCCTCGGTCCTGGGCTATATTCGGCGCGGCGCGTGCTGAGCAATTAGCGAACACGTATACATTCAAGCTATACTTCAACGCGACCCTCCTCGAAACTGTTACAGGCTCGACCCTTGGGGCGTTCAAAGACCTGTCGGGATTCTCAGCCGGTGTCGCGGTCTCGGCCCATACCGTAAAAGTTACGGCAGAGCGCACGGCTGGGAGCGGGGATTATTACGTCCAGGCGGTGGTTGGGTTCCGGGAGGTGTCGGGATAAATCGTCCAGGCCCATTGGAGGCCCTCGACGCTAGGATTGCCCTGCACGTACTGCCCATGCTCAAAGACATCACCCGCAGGGTCTCGGCATTGGCCGTCCTAGCCTGGTGCCAGGTCATACTCCTGCTCGGGATGATAATCCTGCTCGGGCTATTCGTCATCCTAAGATGATCAGAATACCGAACCCACTGCCGGGACTATGGGCCGGGCTGTGCGCCCAGGGCCGTCTCCTGAGAGCCTCCCCGGTCGGCTTCTACCGTGCGATGGCCCGACGCCGGGACTGGGTCGTGGCAAAGGCGGCGTATCTCCAGGACGAATCGGGCAAGTGGAGGGCAGTATTTGCCGTAGCTAAAATGCCATATACGGCCCTTCGCGCCTGCGGATTGAACCCACAGGCGGCGGCGGCTTTTCTGGTGGCTGGCTCCACGGTTGGCGGCGGCGTTGTCATCAACGAGACGATCCTGGCCGAGAGGTCGTTCGGTCGAGGGGACAGCGGCGTCTATTCTGCACCGGCTGACGTCCCTACCAGCTATAGTGAATCTGATAACACGCTAAGAGTGGACCTCGGCAGTACGCCAGTGGGCGAAATCGTCATTGAAAATATCACAATCGGCACCGCTTTCGCCGGGTCGACCCTGCCATCGGGACACACCAACGTCATCAGGGTGGGCGGGACTGCGGCCTCGTCAGGATTCACGGCGACTTGGCTTGAAGTGGGCCATCTGATTATTGACCGGTGGAGATGTACGACGTTCTCCATGTCTGACATCGAGGCACATACGCTTAATATCCGCTACAACACCTCGGACGGCCAGTCTATCTCTCCGGTCGCAGGGACGCCCAGAGCCAGGGCAATCGGTGGCGGGAACCGAGCCGATTCGATGGTGACATCTGGGGGAACCTACGACATGGTCGTCATCGGGGCACCGACCTCAAACGTCAACGGGAAAGTGGACGTCTTGCGGCTGAGCAATATCTTTACCAAGGGCGGGGCCTGCATCCTGAACCGGATCAAGGCCGGGACCATTGACGTGGAGTACCTGGAGGTTGGGGCCGGGAACGGGTTCGCCACGAAGGAGTTCGTGGTGGCAACCTCCACGATATATAAGAATGCGAACATCACGGACAACGTGGAAGAGAGCATCAGCCCGCCGTGAAGGCCGACCACCTAGCCCTCAGAATGGAGCGAGTAGTGTGTAACTACCAGTCCGTTCGCTGGGTGGCCTCTACGGCCATCCTCGTCGGCCTGGGGACGGCCTTATACCGGTTCGTCAGGAGGTAATCATGTCATGGCTCGGCAAGGTAAGGCCACAGATCGCACTCGCGATTCTAGCCCTGGGCATAATATCCGGGATGGCTCTGATCCAGCCGTCGGTGGAATATATCGCAGTAGTGACCGCCTGTACTAGCGGCATAGTCGCTCTCGGACTAAAGGTGCTGGAGAGCGAATGAGGTGATCGCGATATAGACACGACTCCATTCCGGCCGGGAGAGTGACCGTAGCCTCCCACTCTCCCGGCCATTTTCCCCCCTGCGACCGGCCCTGCCATGATACGATAGACGCCGTTCCTCCTCTCGCCGGGGTGCGGAGTAGCCTCCCGCACCCCGGCCCCTTCGTCCGCCCTATCCGTTAACGCATCCGCCGTAGACGTGCCATGCCCGCCTGATACACCCTATCCCCTACCCCGCCCCGATCTATTGCGCTCTCCGGCGACTTCGCCTCCAGTTTGGTAATTGGGTGCTATAGGGGTTGACAAGGGCCTAGCCCTATGGTATTTTATATCTAGATCGGAGCAGGGCGGGGTGCAGGCCACAACAAGCACCACAAACCCCCAAGCAGGCAACAGGGCTGAGAGGCCCGCCGGAGAGAGAGACTCCGGGGCGAATCCGGGAAACCGACAGTAGCCGCAACCACTACGGTGGATACCAGACGGGGAGACGAAGAGCCAAGGGTCGCGGGAAACTTATCCCGCCTGAACGAGAGCGGGTCAGTAACCCGGCGAAACCAGGGACTATATAAAGAGGAGGAGGCGACCATGATGATGACAGACGGCGAGACGCGGCGAGTCGGGGCGTACCATACCGGGATCGAGACCAAGGTGGTCGGCCTGCGGATGCCGGTCGGGAAGATCGAGGCGGTCAGGGCGGTGTTTGAGAAGCAGGGGCTGACGATGAGCGAGGGGCTGGAACGGTTAGTCGACACTCAGGTTCTACGGAAACGATAACACTGAATAAGGAGAGCGACATGGCATTAACGCATAGGATCGAGCTTACACCGCGACAACTGAAGGACATGACAGACCTGTTGAGGATCGAGGCTGGCCGTCTCGGTGGACGTCCAGGCACCGATTTCCTTGGCAGGATATATGACGACCTATACGAGACGATCCAACGGCAATGGACGAGCGAACAGGTCAGAAAACGACGCGATTCAATTGCGTCCGACATCGGCTGAGAGGCCGGGGCTTCGGCCCCGGTGTAAAGCCCCCGGCTGGGTCTCAAGGCCAGCCACAATCTAAGGGCGGGAGAGGGACATGGTAGAGGCTATCGCGGAGATACGGATGCTGATCGAGGCCGGGCTGATGACCGAGGCCGAGGGAGCGCGGGTACTCGCGAGACTGGAGGACGCACGATGAGAGCAATCAGCAAGGGCCAGCGGGACAAGGTCGAAAGGGCACTGGAGCAGCACCGGAGCTTCTCCAACTCGTACTTCTGGACGCCGGGAGGAAACCGGCGGCAGCGCGACCGGTGGGTGGAGAAGAACACCTGGAGCGTGGGATTCAAACACGAAGGCGTCCGATACTCGTACTCCTCGGCGGTCCGGTGCAGCGCGGCTAACGTCTACTACCGGGGCCGCTTCGAGGTCGACGGGGAGCGGGTCACGGTGCGGGCGTTCAAGAAGCTGGCGGGTGAGGCATGACCGCCATCGAATGCCCGGTGCCAGGGACGTACCTCGTCAGGGACGAGGCGGAGCCGATACCGTTCGGTCAGACCGAGGCGAGCTTTTCGGTGGTCGTCCACCGCTATAGTTTCGCCTGGGTCTGTGAGCGGTGCGAGTTCCATGCCGGTTCAACGTCACAGGATTGCAAACACATCAAAGCCGCGAAGGCGGCGAGGAGTTAAGCCCGAAGCGTCGTCCCGGCATCTAGCCGGGGCGGGTCTCAACGCAGCCGGTGGTTCGGGCCATCGGCATCAATCTGGGAGCGGAAGGAGGGAGACGTATCGGCCCGCATGGATGATTAGCAGAAGGGGAGGCATCATGCCAGCAGGAATTACAGAGACGGACGGGATGGCATACGTTGGACGACGACCCTGGCACGGTCTGGGGACTTTCGTCGAGGGGCAGGCGATGACGGCGGCGGAGGCCATCGAGGCGGCGAAGCTAGACTGGGAGGTCGCGACCGTCCCGGTATACCGGGACATTCAGACGGATAGCTGGAGGCCGGGGGATTTTAAGGCGATCGAGGGCAAGCGGGCGGTGGTTCGGAAGGATACCGACGAGGTTTTCGGCGTCATGTCCGACGGATATACGCCGATCCAGAACCGGGCGGCGTTCGACGTGATTGACGCGGTCGTCGGCTCCGGCGACGCGGCCTTTCACACGGTCGGCAGTCTGTTCGGAGGTCGCCGGGTCTGGATGCTGTGCAAATTGGAGGGCGACTACCGGCTGGACAACGGCGAGAAGCTGGAGAGCTTCATCTTGTTGGACAACAGCCACGACGGGACGGCTGCGCTCAGGATGCGCCTGACCGCGGTGCGGGTGGTTTGTTCTAACACCCTCGGAGCGGCGACGAGCAGCAGGGCGGCGTTCGCGGCCCGCCACACGTCGGGGATCATGGGCCGGGTCAACGAGGCCCGCGATCTTCTGGGCTTGCGCGACGCCTATATGCAGAGGCTGATGGAGTCCGCAAACCGGATCGCTGAAGAGGCGTGGAGCCATGACCAGATGAAGGACATGACGTATAAACTCCTCGACCTGGAGCCAGACGTGGCGATAGACCGGCAGCACGGTCTCAAGGCCCCGGCGGCGTCCAAAATGCTCGACCTGTTCTATCTCGGCGAGGGTAACCGGGGCGAGACGAAATGGGACGCCCTGAACGCCGTGACCGAGTACCTGGATTACAGCAAGGGCAGCCGGTCGATGGACAGCCTGGACTCGACCGAGGATGCGGTCGTCTCCCGGCGACTCCAGAACTCCTGGCTCGGCAGCGGCGGGGAACAGATGCGGGCCAGGGCGTGGTCGATCCTGGGAGCCTAGCAGGCGACAATGTTGGCGGGGGCTTGGCCGTGGTATACTACCTATCCAGGCCCCCGAAGGAGGACGCTGATGCCGGTTGGGAAGTGGGCGACGGTTGCCGAGGCGACGCGGGAGTTGGGTGTTACGCGTCAGCGCGTACACCAGCTAATTCAACGCGGCCTCCTCGGCGAGACGCGGCAGGTGAAAACGCCGCGAGGGCCGATCTGGCTGATCCGCTGGCCGATCCAGCGTATCGTCAGACGGTCGGGCCAACATCGGGACGAGTGCACTTGCGGGAAACATCTGGGGGATAGGGGGATATCGTGAGGCTAGACAAAGCGGAGGCAGTACGGGACGCGACGCTGGACGAGGTGGTGGCCGAACTGGTCGACATCCGGGAGAGGCTGAAGGCGATGCAGGAGGCCGAATATCTCCTAAGTCGGCAGATCGTCGAGGCGATGGAGGACGACGGGTCGGAGCGGATGCGGACGGAGGCGGGGATCGTCACCGTGACGAAGGCGGTGAGCTACGACGCCTCGATCCTGGCGAGGCTGCGGGAGATAACAGACCCAGCGGACCTGGAGGGCATCTATACGCCGGAGCATGATGAGGTGCGGCGCGTGCCGGAGAAGTGGGACATGGCGCGCGGTCGGCGTCTCCTTAAGCATTCGGCGGATCACGCGGCGATCATCGAGGACGCAAAGATATATGGGTCGCCCAAGGTCAAAGTAGTACGGGAGGCTAATAGTGGCAGTTGAGGCAATGACGACGCAGGCGAAGATTCTGAAGGTCGACAACACGCGGGGTCGGGTCAGCATCGAGGCGGACATACCGGCCCTGGGTCAGTACCCCACGCGGTTCGTGCGCTGGACAGGGGCGGGCAACGCCCCGGCTATCGGGGCCGAGGTGCTGGCGGCGATGGAGCCGACGACACGGCAGGCGAGGTTCCTCAAGGACGGGACATTCACGGGCGAGGTGATCGACGGGTCGGAGATGCCGTGGCAGGTCAATTGGCAGATGAGTGGCGCAAAGCCGATAGAGGGCGGCGGCGGGGCCGGGGCGGGGAATACTACCGCACCGGCCCAATCATCGCGCCCTGGGGCCGCTGGGGCCTCTGGCGGGGCCATCATGGACGCGGGCCTCCGGCACCGGGTCGACACACAGACCCTGAACGACCGGGAGGCTGTCCGGCAGGCGGTGGCCTTCGGGTCGTCGCAGGGTGGGAATATCCTCGCGGACATCGACGCCGTGCTGGAGATGGCCGAGAAGATCGCGGGCTGGTGGAACGGTCGGTTCCTGTCGCGGCTGGCCGGGGACTCGCCCCTGGTCGCCTATGCCGAGACTCTCGGCGCGGTAGTGACGGACGTGACACCGGTAGTGGCAGACGTGGCATCGGATGTGGCATCGGAGGCGGCTCCGCCGGCGGGGCCGGAGGTGAAGAACGAGGCCGAGTTGAGGGCCTGGGTAGAGAGGCAGGGCTGGAGCCGGGAGGCGGTGTTGGGGACAATCCAGTCGCTCGGATCGGATTCGGCCAGGGAGTACCTGGCGGTCGGCGGACATACGGCGCAGGGGCTAGCGTCGATCCTGGCCGAGCGTCTCGCTTGACGGCGGGGGCGTTTCACTGCGCGGAGAGTTTCTGCGACCTACACGATTATCAGATTAACCTGCCGGGAATCTGTCTGCGGCAGGATGCACTTCGGCGTTCGGCGGAGCTTTCCGCGCCCCGGTCGGCCTCTCTTGATGAGGGGCTGGCCGGGGCGTTTTCCCGTCTGGTAGAAATCATGGAGGATTGGCCGGAGCGTCAGCCCCGACGCGAGGCCGCGCCCAAGCCGCCGGAGCAACCGGCACGACGTGAGAGGCGTCGAGGAGGGACGCCGATATGATGGCGCAAACGCTAACGACGCCGGTGCTGACGCGCCAGGGTACGAGCTACGTCCTGACCTGGGCGGAAGGAGTGTCCGTTGAATGCTCTCGCCTTTACGAACACCGTGACCGCCACATCGAGGCAGTCGTTACGTGTCGGGACACTGCGGAACTGAACGGCCCGCATCTACTGGGGCCGATCCGCACGCACATAACCAAAACGTGGCGCGGGATCATCTCCGAGCTGGAGGCGATCTCCTCGCGGGACGACTGGCGGCAGCGGATGACCCAGGTAACCGCGATGGTTACCGAGGCGTACCTGGCCGGGTCTCCCGCGATTGCCCTCGACGACGCGGAACCGCCGGAACCAAGCCGGGAGGTGATCTCCCAAATACTCTGGCAAGGCACGCCCTGCATAATTTACGGAGCGGGCGGGATCGGCAAGTCCTTAGTCGGATTAAACCTGATCCAGGGCCTACACTCCGGCTTTGCCGTGGCGGGGCTTGAGACGATGCAGCAGAATGCGCTCTGGCTGGACTGGGAGACGACGCGAAACCTGGCGTACTGGAGGAACTCGGAGATACTGCGGGGACGCGGGATCGAAGCGGGTCGATGGCCTGATCCTGAGAGACCGGAAAGCCCACGGGGCCGGATGGTCTTTTATCGGGAGATGGTTGGGAGCTTGAGCGATAATGTGGAGACGGTAGCAGACGAGGTCGAGCGGTTTAATATTGGGACGGTCCTGGTAGATTCGGCGATACCGGCGTGCGGAGGGGAGGCCGAAGCTACCAAGCCGACGCAGGACTTCTTCACCGCGCTCCGGGCCATCAAACCTCCGAACCGCGACCTTTCGACGCTGATAATCGCCCACGTAACGAAGGAGTCGAGCGGCAGCAGTGCCACCGCTACGCCCTTTGGAAGCACAGTCTGGAAGGACCGGGCAAGGGATACGTTTGAACTGAAGGCGTCCCAACTGCGGAACGCGGCATACTCCGATTTCGCGCTCCATCACCGGAAGAGCAACATGGGGCCGCTGCACGACCCGCTGGGGTTCCGATTGACCTGGGCCGACGGCTGCACTATCGAGGCCCTCGACATCCAATCGAACGCGGAGCTTGTGGCCGGTCTGCCGATCTCAGAGCGGGCGAGGATTGCAATCGGGGAGACCGGGCCGATGACGACCGAGGCGTTAGCGGAGGTGCTGGACTCACCGAGGTCGACGGTGGCGTCCAGCCTGTCGCGGGATCATCGGTTTGCCAGCCAAAACGGACGCTGGGAGCAGTCGGAGCAGGACTGGTGAGGGCGACATGGAGACGGGCTGCGAAGGCCCTAATAGCGACGATATTCAGAGAGAGGAGCGAGGTAATGGACAAGGCCGAAGAGATAGCGGTCGGAGGTGGGGTTATCAGCGGCGGTGAGACGGATACACTGAGGCGCAAGGGGTCATCACGGGATCAGAGGGTAGACTGGGAGGAGTGGCGGCGGTGCCGCGACGCGACGATACGGCACATATGTCGGGAGGCCTGTTATTGGATCGCCGAGCCGGTCGACGACGAGATGGCTGCGCGGATCGTCCTGGTCACGCCGGAGATTGCGCTGGCGTGGCTCGACCGTAACGACCAAAATAGGGCACTCTCACGCGATACCGCGAGAACGTTGGCGTCCGAAATGTCGAACGGGTACTGGAGGGAGAACGGCGAGTCGGTGGTGTTCGACCGGGCGGGCATCCTGATCGACGGACAGCACCGGCTTCAGGCCGTGCTAAATAGCGGTCACACATACCGCGTGCCGGTGATCACTGGGATCGAGGCGGAGGCTAGGCCGACGGTCGACACCGGGAAGAAGCGGTCGGGAGCGGCGAATCTACAAATGGCCGGAGAGAAGAACGGGGCGGTGCTGTCGTCGGCTTTGATTATGTGGCGGGGCTATGCTGCCCGCGACGCTAGGGCAATGACCCACCCCGCCAGCCGGGAACCTGAGTTTCGGACGAGCATACCGAGGATCATGGAGTATGTGGACGAGGTGCCGGGTATCCGGGAGGCTGTGTCGGAATCCCTCGCGCTACGCGCCGCAGGGCCGGGGCGGGCGTTCGTCCCATCGTCGGAGGTCGCGCTAGTCTGGTTGGCTATCGTCGCGTCCGGGGCCTCGAAATCCCGAGCCAAGGAGTTCCTCGGCTGCGTCCTATCGGGTTTCAACCTGACCGAGGATAGCCCCATCGTCGGCCTCCGGCGTCGCTTGCTTGAGGGTCTGAGGCCGGGTCTGAGGCTGGATAAGCGGGAGCGGCTAGCCCTGGTGCTGAAAACGTGGCAGCTATGGTCGACGGGGCGGACGCGGAAGGTTATTGTCTGGTCGCCGGTCGAGCCGTTCCCGTTCCTCGCTCAGGGCCAGTCTGACTGAGTTCCGGGGGGGTAAACCGCCGGGGCGGGGCTTCGGCCCCTCTCCGGCGATCCTGGGGCGTCTGGGAGGTGTCTATTGATGCAGCATCAGTCAAGTTTTGACTTTACGGGAGAGGGGAAGCTGGAGAAGAAGTTCAGGCAGTTTCACGCGGATCGTCCAGAGGTATACCGCATCCTCGTAGGCCTCGCTCGGCAGTGGCGGGAGGAGCGTGGCCGGGATTCAGTCTGCGGGATCGGTGCGTTGTACGAGAGGGCGCGGTGGGAGGTGGGACTGCGGAGCCTCCCCGGAGAGACGCCAAAACTTTCCAATAATCACCGGGCGTACTATGCCCGGCTGCTGATGGCGCGAAACCCGGACCTGGCGGGGATGTTCCGGCTGAAACGTCTGGGCGTCGAGCCGACCTTCGGCCCTCGCAATGAGGGACTGGAGCCTAACGAGCACATGGAATGACGGCGATAAACGCGGTGGATCATAGCCCCGTCTGGACTCTCACTCCGAGGGTCTGGGCGGGGCTTCTTTTGTGTTTACGGGACCGGCCCCAGGGATCGCAACGGCCCCCGCAACGGAACGCAACAGCTACAAACCCGTTGCGGCGCAATTGCGGGACGTTGCGGCGCAACAGATACAAGCCCTCGCGCGTGCGCGCGCGTAAGAGTCTTAGACTAAGATAAGAGACTAAGACAAGAGACTTAGCCCTGAGACCTTAGTCGAAGGGCTAAGAGACTAATACAAAGAGACTAGACATAAACAGACGCCCACTCGCCCTAATGGGCTCCCTGGCGTCAATATCTCAGGAGGAGACATGGACTCATTGACCATTGAGATTATCCCGGACTCAAGGCTATCGAAGAATGGTCTACGGAAGTCGACCTGGCGGGTGTCGCAGGCCCTGGTGAAACAGGCCCGTGAGGATGCCTACCTGCTCGGCCTCGCCGAGATGCCGGTCGGCTGGGAGACGCCGGAGAAGGCGACCGTCCAGGTTACTCAATATTACGCCCGTAGGCCCCTAGACTTTGACGGCTTGGCGTGCATCGTCGCCCCGTCTATTGACGGTCTGGTAGACTGCGGTGCGCTGGAGGACGATGACCCCGGCCATATCACCGGGTATAGCCTGGGCCATGTGAAGGTAAAGACCCTGGCGGAGAACCGCGTGGCGATCACGGTCACGCCTGTCAGTGAATAGGAGGCGCAACCGTGCAGATACGTGACCGGATCAAGGAACTGCGGCGCGTCCCGGCGTCGGAGCTATTGCCCAACCCGAAGAACTGGCGGACGCACCCTGTAGCGCAGCAGGACGCCCTGAGAGGCGTGCTAGCGGAGGTCGGGTATGCTGACGCCCTGATCGCCCGCGAGACGCCCGAAGGGCTGATGCTGGTCGATGGGCATCTCCGGGCCGAGACCACGCCGGATTCCTCAGTCCCGGTGCTGGTGCTGGACATCGACGAGGCCGAGGCCGACCTGATGCTGGCGACCCTCGACCCGCTGGCGGCGATGGCTGGGCGGGACGAGGAGCGGCTGACCGAGTTGCTGTCGACGGTATCGTCCGACAACGACACGGTGAACGCGCTCCTCCAGACCCTGGCGAACGGGTACGAGCCGCTGACGATAGCAGACTCGGAGCCGCTCGATAATGTATATGTGCAGACGGTGGACACTCCGATCTATGAGCCGTCGGGGCCACCGCCGGAGATCGCCGAGTTATCCGACCGGAGTACCGCCGACGAATTGCTCCGCGAGATCCGGGATGCGGAACTACCGGAGGAGGTCGAGAGGTTCTTGTTGGATGCGGCTGAACGGCACGTCGCCTTCAACTTCCAACGGATCGCGAACTATTACGCCCACGCTCCCGCTAACGTCCAGGCCCTGATGGAGCGGTCGGCCCTAGTCGTCGTTGATTACGATCAGGCGATTGAAAACGGATTCGTCCGGCTCAAGGAGGACATCGACGCGGCCTTCCACGAGGACTATCCCGATGCGTGAAGACTTCTGCGCTTTCATCCTGACGCACGGGAGACCGGACAAGGTGATCACCTACCGGACGCTCCAGACTCACGGGTATACGGGCAAGGTGTTTATTGTGATCGACGACGAGGACGAGGCCGGTGAGGAGTATAAGCGCATTTATGGCGACAACGTGCTGGTGTTCTCCAAGGACGAGGTCGGGCGGTATACCGACCAGTTCGACAACTCCTCAGATCGGCGCGGTATCCTCTGGGCGCGGAACGTCTGCTGGGACTTGGCGAGGCAGCAAGGCTATCGGTACTTCGTCCAACTGGACGACGATTATACTGATTGGAAATATCGAAGGCTAGGGAAGGGCCACCGACTTAGCACCTCCGCACGGGACGAGTATCACGGCTGGAAGATAGGGAGCCTCGACGCCGTGTTCGATGCCCTCGTCCGAGTTATCGAGACGACGCCGGTCACGACGATTGCGTTATCTCAGGGAGGGGATCATGTAGGAGGGGAGCCACGTAAACAGCGGTTCAAACGCAAGGCGATGAACAGCTTTATCTGCGACGCAGACAAGCCGATCCGGTTCCGGGGCAGGCTTAATGAAGACGTGACGACATACGTCTCCCTCGGCGGCACTGGAACGTTATTTTTTACTGATATGGAATTGCAACTCGACCAGTTATCGACCCAGTCGAATAGCGGTGGAATGTCTGAGCTATATTTGGATGCCGGGACATATGTGAAATCGTTCTACACGGTAATGGCGGCTCCGTTTTGTTCAACTATTCGGACGATGGGCCGGATGAATCGGCGGCTCCATCACCATATAGACTGGGGCAAGGCCGTCCCGTTAATCATCTCCCAAGAGTTCAAGAAGGCGGTGAAGGTCTGATGCCGAAACGTAAGCAGCCGGGATTATACCCGACGCCTCAGAAACGCGCCGAGTGGGAGCTTCGCCGGTATCAAATGCTGGAGCTTTACAAAGGCGGCGCGACCGAGAAGCAGATCGGCGAGACCCTGGGCGTGGACAAGTCGCAGGTCCACCGGGACATCAAGCGCGTTCTCAACGACCTCGCGGAGAAGTATTCCGGCATGGCCGACCAGATGCGCGGCCTCCAGATGGAGCGGTACACGACCCTCCTATCCCGCTGGTGGCCCCAGGCCCTGGCCGGGGACGAAACCGCGACGAACATGGTGCTAAAGATCATGCACCGGATCAGCGAGATTAACGGCGTGATCCCGAAGGAGCCGCTCATCACAATCGACCAGCGGGCCATACACATGACTCAGGGCGAAGTAACTTTCAGCATCGAGGCAGCGAGTGGCAACTACCTCAACGGCAACGGCCCCGACGGTGACCTATCGGAGACCGAGCCTTTACCCGAAGCAGCAGGCGGCGATATTCAGCCCTGACCGCTACGGGATCATCGAGGGGTCGACGAAGTGCGGCAAGACCGTGGCCTGCATCGCCTGGATTCTAGAGCAAGCGATGGGCGGGCTGCGGGGTCAGGCGTTCTGGTGGATCAGCCCGGTCTATCCCCAGGCCAAAGTCGCCTACCGGCGGCTCAAGCGCGGCCTGCCGGAGACCCTATATACGGCCAACGAGTCCGAGCTTACGATCACCCTGGTCAACGGGGCGATCATCTCGTTTCGCTCTGCGGAGAAGCCCGACAACCTCTACGGTGAGGATGTCTACGCCGCCGTGCTGGACGAGGCGACGCGGATGCGGGAGGAGGCGTGGCACGCGATCCGCTCGACCCTGACCGCGACCCGTGGCCCGGTGCGGATCATCGGCAACGTCAAGGGGCGGCGGAACTGGGCGTATGCCCTGGCGCGTCAGGCCGAGGGCGGGGAGCCGGGGTGGGCCTATGCGAAGCTTACGGCCTCGGACGCTGTCGATGCGGGGATCATAGCGTCGGAGGAGATCGACCAGGCCCGCCGCCAACTACCGGAGAACGTGTTTCGGGAGCTTTACTATGCCGAGCCGTCCGACGACGGCGGGAACCCGTTTGGGCAGGAGGCGATCCGGGCCTGCATCGGGGACATCTCCGGCAATCCTCCGGTGGTCTACGGGGTCGACCTGGCGAAGTCTATCGACTGGACGGTCGTCGTGGGCCTCGACGATGCCGGGGCCGTCTGCCGGTTCGACCGGTATCAGTG